CTGTCGAATACGAGGTTGAGATCGTCGAGCTTCTTGGCGTCGGCGGCCCACTGCTCGAGGAACACGTCCGGGTCCTCGCCGCGCTCCTCGGCCGCGCCGGAAATCGTCTGCTGGCCCGAGCGGATCGCGTCGCGGATCGCCGGCACCTCGGACGCCGGGTCCATCATCTCGAACTTGGCCGGCGTCCATTTAAAGGTGCAGCCGGTCGTGTCGATGCCCTTCATCTCGGCGGCATCGAGGAACCACTGGCCGGCGGGTTCGCATAGCTGCGGAATGAGCATCTGCCACTGCCAGGTCTGGATGCTGCGGCGAAAATCGAGCCGGCGCAGCCGCCCGGAGATAAAGCTGACGCCCGACATGTCGCCGGTCAGCACCTCGTAGGGCACGCCAAGACCGGCCGCGATGCCGTGCTGTGTGACGCTCGAAAATTCGCCGAAGCCCTCGACGGGCGGTGGGTTCGCGAACTTGACGTCCGCCTCCGGGTCGAGGTCCTCGATAATGCCCGGCTCAAGCTGGTCGAGGAGCGGATCCTGCTCGATCGGCACGCCGTTGGAATCGGTCTCGGGCACATCTTCACCGCTTGCGCCGATGCGGAACGCGACGAAGCAGGCCGCCAGTTTCTGGCGGACGAGCTGCGCGTCCTCATAGTCCGCGAAATCGTTCATCCGGAGGATGACGGGGGCGAACCAGGTGGCGCCGTGCTGCTGCTCGGGCCGGTCGACGCGGTAGCAATGTACGACGTCGGCGGCCGGGATCAGCTTGGAAGAGATCGCATTATAGACGGTCGCGCCCGGGTGCCCGGAATAGAGCCAATAGCCCGACCGGGCGCCGAGGACGTCGAACTCGATACCGAAGATCTGGTGCCCGCCGCTCGCGGTCGGGCCCTGCTTCGACATGTCGATATAGTCGGGCTCGAGCAACTGCAGCTGGAACGGAACCGGCAACCGGTCCTTGGCGCGACGCCAGCGCCGGCGCATCAGCACCGCGCCGCCTTCAACGATCGCGCGCGCCGCGATCAGTTGCAGGCCATAGAAGTTGTTGCGGCCCTCGGCATCGCACTTCGTCGAATCGAAATGCTCGCGGGCGAGCTTGGTCAATTCGAGGTCAACAGCGCCGTTTCGGTAGATCTGGAACGTAACGCCGGTGCCGACCATGTAATTGGCCAACTCGCGAACACCGCTCGCGGCATAGGCATTGTTGCGCACCATCTGCCGCGCGATGCCGCGTAGCGCCGACATGACGCGCGGGTTGAGCTCGGCATTGGCGTCGGACGTGCGGCGCTTCCACCCCGTGGCGCGGCGCCCGAAGGTCGCGCCATCATATTCGGAACGCTCGCGGCCGAGGGCGATGCGCTGCCGCGGCGCGGCACGCCGGGCGGCGGGCTGCGGGGCCGGTGCTGCCGGGGCGCCCAGCAGGCGCGAGACGATGGCGCGAAAGCCGCCCGCCGATTCCTTACGTGCCACTGCGGAAAGCCCCGAAGCGGCGACGGGTCAGCCCGCCGGCAGCTCGATCCTGCATCTGCAGATTGGCCTCGACCACGCGGATCGCCCCGGCGATCTTGTCCGGGTCGGTGAACGTCACCTCGCGCCCGTCCGCATAGCGGACCTTCTGCGCGCCGGCGGCGACGTTCACATAGGCCGCGCGCAGCGCGTCCAGGTCGCTCTGTGCCCAAGCCATCAGCGATTTCCCTTGAGGAACGAGCCGCGGGCCCGTCCGGTGATCGAATTGGTCCGGGATGCGCGCTGCCCCGCCACTGCGGCGGCGGCGACGTGTCCGGACGTCGGTACTGCTTCTGCCGAAGGTGGCGGCAGGTCGGCGCGCCGCGCGCGGCGCCGAGCTGGCAGCTTGCCGGTACGGCGCTGCCACTGGATATCGGTCCAGCGATCGGCGCCCATCGCGACCGCGACGGCTCGCGCGTAGATCGCGTTATCGAGCGCCTCGTTGCGATCGCGGGTCTTTTCCCATTCCCGCCGCAACTTGCCGTTGCGCATCTTCTTCGTTTTCAGCTGCTCGGCGACGAGATGCTTGATCCATTCGTCTGTCGTGCCGTCGGGCAGGAACACATACCCGTCGGGGTATTCCTCGCCGTCGACCGGCTTTTCGAGATGCAGCTGGCCGTACAGCTCGAGCTTCAGGAGCGAGGTGCCGACCTTCCACAGCTTGACGCCTCGGCGCAGCTTCACGCCGTTGACAGTGCAATCGACCCGCGACGGGCCGGCGATCACCTCGGACGCGGTGAGGCTTTCCCGGCCCTTCACCGCCATGACGAGCGCCGGATGGCGCCGGGCCCACGCATAGACATGCATGGTGTTGTTGCCGTCGCCCGAATCGACCGCGACGCGCTCCAGCCGGAGCCGGCGGCCGTCCTCGGCTTCCCACTCGCGGGCGATTTCCTTGTCGAGCTTCAACCAGGTCGCCGCGTCGGCGATCGGCCCATGCACCTCGATATGCTCGACCAGCGCGCGCTGGCGCCCCGGCATAAACGCCCACACGTCCAGTTCTAGGCGCGGATCGTTGCCACTCTGCACGTCGACCGATCCGACCAGAAGCCCGGTCCTGGCGGGTGGTGTGCCGATCGCCATGCCCATCTCCCGGCGATCGTAGAGGCGCTTCCATTCGGGCGCCTCGCCGGCCTCCTCCCACGCCTCGCCAAGGAACTGGTTTACAAACGTTTTCAGTAGATTCGGGTCCTTTCGGACCTCCAGAAACTCCCGGGCAATGACCAGCCACGCCGCACCGGGTTGCTGGCTGTACGCCGCCCAGATGTGGAAGGACCGGTGACGCGGGAACGCGGACGGGTTGTGAGCGCGAAACTCGCCCTGCTCATCCATCCACGCTTTGTGCGATTCCTCGATCCGGCAGCCGTTGACGCACTCGTACCAGGCGTCGGTCGGGTTCTCCGTCGGGGCCCATTTCAGCCCCGGCCCCTCCTTGTCCCCGAATTTGAGGATCTGCATCGTCCCGCAATGCGGGCACGGCACGTAGCGAAATTCCTGCGAGCCCAGCTCGAACAGCGCGTCGATCCGGCTGGCGCCCTTGATCTTCGGCGTTGAGCCGGCGGCGGTGAAGCGCCGCGGCGACGATGCATTGCGGCGCATCGCGAGGCGCGCCGGGTCGCCCTCCTCCTTCGACGAGACGGGATAGCCGTCGCATTCCTCGAGCAGCACGTCATCGGCCGAGACGCGCCGGAACTCCTTCGGGCTGTTCGCGCCCTTGATGAGGACCGAGCCGCCCTTGTAGCGCTTGGCCTTGACCTGATTGTCGCGGTGCCGCGGCTTGAACTGCGCCACCTTCTGGACGCAGGGCCATTGCAGCACCGGGTCGAGATCGTCGCGGCTGAAATCCTCCGCGTCGGAAATCGTCGGCTGGTAGATCACCGACCGCGCGGGGTCGCGGCTGATCCGGTAGCCGACGAAGGCCTGCACGATCGTCGAATAGCAGACGCGGCTGCACTTCCTCACGGTGACCTGGTCGGTCTCGTAGGCGGTGAACGCGTCCGCTATATCCGCCTGGAACGGATAGGGACGCATCTTCGTGCCGTCTTCGAGGCGGCCTTCGTACGCCATGAACTCCGAAAGCGGAATGCGCTCGATCGGCAGGAAAGCCGACAGCCACTCTCGGACGTCCTCGGCGATTTCATCGCCGGTGACGGTCAGAACTTCGTCAGTCGTCGCCGTCGGGCTCGTCGTCTCCGGGGGCGTCTTCCTCATCCAAGCCCCCGCCCATGGCCGCCTCGACGCGCGTCAGGCTCAGGTCGCGCAGCGCGTCGACGATTGCGGTCTCGATCTTCGTGCGGAGGCCGGCGTTGCCCTGCGCAACCGCGGCGGGGACCTGCATCAGGCGAGCGACGGAAACCTTGATCACGCTGATTACGGCACCGGTCAGGTCCGCCCGGCTGGCGAGGTCCCCACGCCGCTCGGCGTTGTCCATCGCCTTCTCGTCGGCCTGTTCCTTGGTCAGACGGGCTTTCTCGACGTCGTACCGGAGCCCGCCGCCCGACTGCTGGCCACCGCCGGTCTTCGATTCGAGGAAGGCTTCCAAATTCTCGGCCCAGCTGGCGCCGTCGACCGGCAATTTGCCGAGCGAACGTTGGTCACCGACCCATTTGATCGACTTGCCGAACAGCGCGGCGAGGTGAGCGCGCGTCGGCTCCTCAAGGTCGATTTCCATGCGATCTCGCCCCGATTGCCGACTACTTCCCTACCTCAACCGCAGAAAACGGCAGAAAACCGCCAATTATTGGCCGAGGGAGGAACACCTATAGGGCCGTTCTGGCTAGAAACTTTATGCGCCTCTGGCACCCGCATACGGTGCAGGCGCGGAAGGACCCACGGCCACCCCACCCCCTCGGGAGCCCTGCGCGGCCCTCGGGGAGGGCACCCACACCACCTCCGGGCGCCTGCGCGGGCGCACCGTCACCTCGACGACGTCCGGGCTGGTCAGGGCCTCGATGATGGCGCGCTGCCACGGCATGGGCATCAGCATCGGCTCAGGCCTCCACCCGCATACCGGCGACCTGTGCCGCCTCGAACCCTGCGATGATGCGCCGCTCGACGTCGTAGCCATCGGTGCCGCCCATCAGGTGCGGCTCATGCCGGACACGGTGCACGGTGCCGTCGACCATGGTGATCAGCAGCACGCTGTCGCCCGCGCAGTTCATGTAGTGGCGACGCTCCCACGCGACCGACGCGACGAGCAATGGGTTGACGATCAGGTCGGGTGTGCAGCGGACCATATCAAGCGACGGCCGGCGCGGCTTCGGACAGGGGTCGGGCGTGGCCGTGGCTCATCGTGTCGACGAGGCCGGTGCCGTCCTCCTCGACCGCGATGCACGACGTCGCGACGCACCGCACCGTGCCCGTGGCATGATAGGCGGACAGGTCATCGCGGAAGCGCAGCCAGGTCACTCGGTCACCGACGGCGTGCGCCGGCTCAGAGCGCTCGCCAGCAACGTGGAGGCGGAGACGCGCGGCGATATCCGGCTTGTGGGCCCGCTCGGCGGCGACCTCGGCATAGGCATTGCGCAGCCCGCGCGCCTGTGCGGCCAGCGACGCGTCGAGCGCGTCGGTATAGGCGCCCTCGGCCATAGCGAGCATGATGCCCCGGATTGCCAGACCGGCGTTGCCGCTGATGTTCAGCAGCTTGGCGGCGATGATGCGCGAGTTCTCGACGATGAGCCGGTTCGCCGGCGTCATCTCGTCGAGGCTGCACCAATCGACCGGATCACTGATCGGACGAAGCTCGATCGACATGGGCCGCTCCTCAATATGCGGGCGTGCTGATCACTCGGCCGCTGTCGTCGACCGCATCCCATTCTGCGGGGTTCGTGGCGGTGACGACGCGGGTGGCAGTGACCTCGCCACCCGCGTTGGCGGTGACGACGTAGGCGCTGGCGCTATGGGCGTGCCGGATCAGCTGGCCGACGCACAGCGCGTCCATTTCCTCGCGCGTCATA